CTGCTCGATGATACGTGCATCAACCTGACGCTCGATGCGATCCTCCGTGTTCGCCTCTATATTCCGGCGGATAAAGGACATTTCACCCTCGGTCTGTTCCTGAATATTCCGGTGGATAACGATATAAGGCTCTGCAGTCCGTACAAATCGCAGCTCTCCTGCTTTATCTTTCTTGTATAGCCGTACCGAGGTATGATCATAAGGATCATACATGGTGTAGAACTTTTGCCCTCTATTTTTTCTTAGGAATTCGTGATCAGGCACACCCGGAACCTCGTAAACCTCGTATGTAAACTCACGTTTTTTAATGGTTATTTTCAGACCGTTATCTGTATAAGTGGAGGGCTTATCAGTCATCACCCAAAACATCTCGATCATGTCGAGAACGCCCACTGTCGGGGTATCAGGATTCACGCTGTTTCGGTACATCTCGATGCGGTTCATCCCGGTAGCAAAATGCTTGCTTTCGTTCCATTCTTTCCGGGCGGCAGCGTATGCTGCTTTCAGTTCGGCCAAAGTGTAAAGTTTATCCTTGTTTGCCTCGATACGCTCTAAATTCGGGCGGCTCGTGTCCTTTTTGGTGGTGATATTTTGACCGGTGAACCTCCAATCCTTATGCAAAACCTCAGCCTGAAAACGTCCGAAAACGCTCTCTATCGTTTTGGATTGCCCGCTGTATGGAGCCGTGGTTCTATGAACATGGCCGACAATCTTATCAAAGAAATGGCTATTCTGCAGTTTCTTGTGGCCTCCCTGATTATCATGCACCAGCTCGTAAGGCTTATGACCTGATACCTGAATGGCCATGCGGTAGGCATTATATTGCGCCTCGTAGTCCTCGCTGTCTGAAATGTGGTATCCCAAAAATACCTCCGAATAAGCATCGATGACCTCGTAAACCTGAGTGGTACGAACCACCAGCTTACCGTCCTTGTCATAGTCTTTATAGTACAAATTGATTTTCGTACCATCACCATACCACAAGGAGTCACGCATCGAGGGAAGCTCGGTTTTATTCTTGCGGCTGTAACGCTGGTGGGCTTTCAGCTCCCCGTGAACGGCATCGTACCACAACGGTTCGATGTCAGGACGGTTCAGGAACCCACGGAGGCTCTGAATGCTCCGGAGCTGCTTCCAGCCTTTCTCTTCTGCAATCCGGTTGAATTCCACGAATATTTGAGCATCAGTATAAACGGGAACGCCACTCCGCTTTAACGCTATAATCATGTTACCGGCTTCCTCGGTTATTTTCAGGGTATTGTCATTCCCCATTTTCTTGCTGATCAGGCAGGAGTAACCCTCTTTCTTGTATTGGTTTATCTTGTCTTTCAGCCGGGCGGCGTTTTCAGGCAGTGTGTGGCCATAAGAATCACGGAGGCGGTCTGCCGTTCCGATAATCGTTTCCCATACTTTCTTTGTACTTCCACCCAAAGCCTTGCGATAGCCCTCCCGGTCATTCAGGATCGATATCAACTCGTTCAGTACCGAGGCGTTTATGGTGTATTCCTCTTTTTTCCTTTCGGTAAGGCTCACCATCTCGCCGGCCTTGTCATACCGGTAATCCTCAAAGAATGTTCGGGCGGCATCATCTATTTTAAGCCTGTCTTTCATGCACTGCTCTTTGATTAGCTCCACCGGATCACCATACTTTTGCTCAAAGCGGATCCGGTAACGTTCAGGTAGGGAGGAATAGACATATAAAGCGATGTTTCCTCCACCGCCTCCACGAGAAATAACATCAACACGTTTCCTGTATTGCAAGGACTTCAATGTTCCGGGTTTTATTACCGGATCATTTCCTGATGTTAATTCATCGTAAGTTGCACATACTGTTTTTCCAAAATACTCCATACCTTTTTAAACTTTGTCCCCGGAGGCGGAGTCGAACCACCTCAAAAGACCGTCCGGGATTTTTCTTACCTTTGCAAAATCAAATCGTTATCATCATGGAAACATCATTTTGTATCACTTTTTACATTGATCAGGAGATTGCCCAGCCTGACAACGTTCGCACAGCGTTTGCAAATCAGCTAAGGAGATTGAACCTGAGATACAGAAGTAAGCCTTATTATCCCGAATCCGGATGGTTAACCCCCGCGTTTGGAGTTCCGGTGGAGTTGAGTTTCTATACGTCAATTCCAAAAGGCCGGCCAAGCGGAAGTAAGGCTCTTCATCAAGCTCTAAAAAACGCCGTGAACGAGATTGAGAGGGAACATAAGGAGGTTGTAAAGACAGCCATAGAGAGGGCGTGTCATCCATCTCGTTGACGATTTCGGGGCATCTTGCGGAGTACAAGGTTCTTTCCGCATCAAGCAGATCTTCAAACGATTTTCTGATAGTGTCATCTTCTTTAACGTGAAATACTCTTTTCATGATTAATCCTCCTTTATATTTAATGGTACTTTTTTAATCAGGCGGGCGGCATTGGCAAAATTCAAGACTACCACTATAATAGCCCATATCGGACTATCATCAGTTATACATAAAAAGCATAAACTTAGGCAGAAATACCACACGTAAAACTTTTGCCTCGCAGTCAAAGAGAAATACTCCCTGAACTCATCTCCAAAGAGAAGTAACAACACCTCTTTCATACCGCCTCCTTTTGATCTCCGATTTCAACACCTCCACGTTCAAGGGCTACCTTACGGATAAGCCTCGCCTTGCTGCTGTTACTGCGATAAACCAGTGCCTCCCAAACGGCTTTGCTCGTGACTTTAAAATCCTTTGAGATTTTCTTGATCTCACCACGATCTACTACTATTCGCTTTCTCATATCACATTGTTTTTAAAAGTTATTCATTGTCATATCAGCCGTTTTCACTACCTTTACAGCCGGTAATATTAATACGGTGATGCAAATATATAGGATAATTATCACAATATAAAGCAAAATCGTGATTATTTTCACAGAAAGAATAAAATTATGATTGAACGAATTAGCCAATTTATACAAAATCAAGGGATTAGCGTTAGATCTTTTGAACAGTCAATATCTGCGAGCGATGGCATGATTAGGCGAGCCATAAATAATAAAACAGATATTCAAAGCAAATGGCTTTCCGTTATTGCGGATAATTATCCTCACCTCAATTTAGAATGGCTAATAACAGGGCGAGGCTCTATGCTAAAGGAAACCCCACAGCCGCTATCACTCCCGACTATTAATTATGAATATAAGGGAGCACCTTACTACAATGTAGATTTTATCGGTGGATTTGATCTCGTTTTAAATGATCAAACAATTAATCCGGATTACTATATAAATTTTGAGCCTTACAATAAACCCGGTGTTGTGTGGTGTAATATTACAGGTCATTCTATGGAACCCGAATTAAGCAACGGAGACTATATCGCCCTCAAAGAAATGACCGATCCCGTCCAATATCTCCCCTATGGAGAAATATATGCCATCGTGACAGAAAGCTATCGGACTGTTAAACGAATAGGAAAAGCAGACCAAAAAGATTTTATTCGCTTAATCCCCACCAATAAAAGCCCGGAATACAGTCCGCAAGACATTCCTATTTCCATGATACAGAAAGTATACGCAGTATTAGGAAGTATGCACAGATTGTTCTAAATAAAAGAGACACACGCACGTTTTCAACACAAATAAAACAGAAATTGCCAGATACCTTTTTATAAATCAGCATATTACTCTATTATATATGCTGATTTGCATTATTCTTTATATGGTATTTTCCCCCCTTGAATAATACATAAAGCCATAAAAACGGGTAGTAAAATGGTAACTTGTATAATTCAACCCATCTTAATTTTGCTTAAATTGCATATCCAAACGCATACCCAATCAACACATTTCGTTTTTTTCTTGACAAATTTGCATACCCAAACGCATATCCTACTGCATATCCAATCCTCAAAAAACGAAATATTCCCGTTAAAATCGCCACTCTCCTCCCCCATCCGAGCACTAAATTTCAACTATTCAAAAGTAGGAAGCCAATCTATCTATAAAGCACAAAAAGGGCTGCAAAACGCCTAAATAAAGCATTTCGCAGCCCATGTACCGCATTTCTCCTACCCTACTCTACTCCGTTTATCACATCTCCATTGCCATGTAAAGTTGACGGGCGTTCAAACCGTTCAAAGTAAAGTCCAAAGTAAAGCCAAAGTAAAGCAGAGTAAACTTTTCGTTTTTTCTCTCTCCCCTCTCCTATTCGTACATAACTATTTGTATATCAAAACTATTACCGTTTATGCGGAATAACTCAATTTATCGCATTTCGTTTTATCCCCCTTAC